AAAGAATTGAAAACAGATTTACATGAACCATGTGGTATGAGTAGGAAATAGTGGAGGTAACTATGGCGTTGCTGGAAGATATAGTTGATTTTTGTAAGAAGGAATTGAATATACCCCAAGAGATCTTGGTATCTGTTGAGGTTGAAGATATATCAGAAGACAACGTTAAAGGTTGGACTACTGATTCTGCTGAAGATGATGAGTACGATATTGAAATAGATACACGTCTTAGTTTCAAAGAAACTATCTTAACTGTGTGCCACGAGATGGTACATGTTCAACAATTACATGAAAACCGTGAGCTTGATGAAAATGAAGCTTACGAAAAAGAGAGTGTATTATATAAAAAGTATATAAATAACACTCAGTAGCTAATCCCTACTCAAAAAAGGATATTTTTGTTTAAATAAAAAGGAAAGTAATATGTTTAAAAAACTACTAGTCGCGACGGCGGCAATGGCAGTATCCGCAACTTCGCTTGCAGGTATTAGTCTTTCGGGTTTGTATGAGGGTACACTAGATTCACACGGTACATACTCTCAAGACATTCATACTACAATGAAGGGAACTGCAGGTGCGTCAAGCGTAACCGTTGTTCTTGATAAAGATTTCAGCGTAGATGACATGTGGGTAGAGAGCACAGCTGGTGTTCTTACTCTAAAAATTGGTGACTGGTCAGGAGATGATCCTGATGTAACGAAGATTGGCGTTAGCACTACACTAGGTGCATACACAGTTGGTCTTAGTCAAGTAAGTGGTGGTTCAACAGAAGTTGACGCAAGTGGAACAATTGGTGGTATTGCATTAGCAATGACTAATGTTACAGCTGACACAAGAGAAACTACTGCATCAATTACATCTGCTGGTGTAACTGCTAAAGTGGTACACAACAAAGTCACAGCAGGACACAACTCTGAAGTAACAGTTGGAACTACTGTTATGGGATTAGGTCTTGAAGCAGTTATGGATAGAAATGCTGGTGCAACGAATGACAATGAATTTTCAGTGTCTCGTGCTATTGGTACTCTAGGTACGGTTAAAGGTATTTGGAATAAGACAGACGCTGCAACACCTGTAACCACAAAAACTGTTGAGTTAACTCGCGGTATTTGGACAGGTTCATGGAAACAAATTGATAGTGCAGATGCCACAGTTTCATTAAAGGCAAAACTATCGTTCTAACTTAATATCGGTGGTACGGTACTGAGTAACTTGGGGGACTTTCCTTATTAGGTCCCCCATCCTTAAATTATTGGAGACATGATGGAATATAATAATACAAAACTAATGAGCGAACACTATAAGCAAGATGGTAGTGTCGCAAAAATTTATCAAGTAGTAACAGGAATGGATGGTGAACATTCATTTTTTTCAATCACATATAAAGACCCAGCAGGTAACAGAATAATGCAAGAAGATTTTCCATATAAAGCTCTAGGCTATGTTGAAGATGCAGCAGAGAACTGGTGTAAGGGTATCAAATTATTAAAGGGTTAAATATGGCAGATTTCGATTTTGGTTTTACTCTTGTAGATGAAGATGAATTAGAAGTTGCACAGCAAGCAGTAACAGCAACGGCTTCAGCAGATAACACACAAGACAAACTAGACAAACTATATAATGCTATCGGACCATTACTCAATAACTTAAAGGCTAATCCTGAGAAGGAATATATTAAATGGCCTAATCGTGTTGAGAAGGTAGAGGCATTTGAAACACACATACAAAAAATTTACAAAGGTTAGTATGTACTTTACACACTATCTATGTTATAATATATCTAACACACACTAAATAGGATTTACATTATGGCAAAACGTAAGATGAGTGAAGAGCAAAGAGCGGCCGCAGCGGCTAATCTAGCAAAGGCAAGAGCAGCAAAAAAACCTGCTGCATATAAAAGTATAGCACCTAATGTCGTTGCATTAGATGACGACCACGGTTTATCTCTAGTAAATGTCAAGAGATATATTAAAGCAACCACAGAAAAGATGGCAGCATATAGACGTGGTATCCAAACTGGTGAGAGAGGTGCAATTGCCAAGTATGAATCGGCAAGAGTATACAAAAACCATTGTCAAACTTATCTAAGAGAAGGTGTATGGTCTCTTGCCTTCTATGGTGAAGATGAAGAGAAGCCTATTTATTGGGCTACACTTGTTCCAGCTTATGACAAAGATGGGAATCAAAAATGAGTGAGGATCTAAATAAGAAAGCATTCTCAGGTTTAGTTGAAACATATGTGCGTACTCACAGAGGCTGTCAATACATGGATGCTGTCATAACAGTATGTGAGGACAACGAGATCGATCTTAGGGACAGTAAAAAACTGATCTCAAAGGAAATAGTTGACCACATTGAGTATGAAGCAAAGAAACTTAATCTACTGCAAGGTGGACATTCAGCAATGTTGCCTATATGAGAATGACAGGATATGAGGCCTTCACATTACATAACGCAATTAACCTCCACTTTAATGGATCTTACGATTGCTTTAAGTATAATTTTAAAACTAACGTAACTGAAAAGACGTATTGGAAAAGGCCAG